TAAAGGGTCTGAATCAAGATCTTGTTTAATCAGACTTATAGTTGCTGAAAGAATGGAGCAGGCTGCATAACAATGGATATAAAAGAAGAACTGCTTGGCCTTCCCAAGCACTGGGGTTTTGTTGCCGTTCAAAATAAAAGACCTTATCAAAATGATTGGCAGAATAATCCACTTACACGCTCACAACTTTTTAAGGAAATATCAGCAAAAAAATCTACAGGAATAGGTGTATGCTGTGGAACTCCTTCAGGTGGCCTGCTTTTTCTAGATCATGATGGCCCATCAGCTGCAAAAATATTAAGTGAATGGGGTTTTTCTCTTTCATCACTACCACCTTCATGGATGGTCACATCAGGTCGGGTCGGTAGGTTTCAAATAATCTATCAAGTTCCAGAAAAGTATTGGTCAAAAATAAAAACTAGAAAATTTCAAACAGGTGTAAAAGATGAAGATGGTTCTGTTGAACAAATAGAACTGCGATGGAATGGTACGCAATCAATCGTATCTGGTAAACATCCAAAGACTGACGGATACAGATGGATGGAAAATCGTTCGCCAAAAGATCTTAAAATTGCCGAAGCTCCTTTTGCCATTATCGAGAAGATGATGGATCATAAAAAAAAGATTGCTCAAGTTCAAACTCTTAATTCAGATACCGATAAAGCACGATCACTTCTTCAATCAATAAATCCAAATCGTCTTGATGATTATGATTCTTGGCTTAAGATAGGCATGGCTGCTCATTCAGTCGGTGATAATTCACTTCTAAACGATTGGGAACAACTATCGCAGAAAAACAGTAAATATCAATCAGGTGAATGTGAAAAGAAATGGGCATCATTTAAATCATCAGGTGTTTCTCTTGGAACTCTTCAGAAGTTTGCTTCAGAAGATGGTTGGACTCCACCACCACGATCGTTTCCCACTTCAATAAAACCATTAGAAGAATCAACTCCTGTTCCTCGTAAATTGGAACAACTTACATCACAGGAACTTATAAATTTTCTACGCAACCTTAAACAGGAAATAAGATTTAATACCTTTTCTCATTCAATTGAAATGGATGGCAAAGTAATTAAAAATATAGAACTTTTCTACCTGACACTTGCAGAACTTGGATATAAAGTCCCCAAAGAAATGGCCATTGATTGCCTTCTAAAAGTTGCTCATGAAAATGAATATGACCCAGTAAAACTATATCTTGATCACTGCTACAACGAAATAAATCCAGAACTTTATGGCATTGAAAGATTAGCCTCAACATATCTAAGACCACAGGATCAAAAATTGAAAGAACCAACTATTTACGATGTGATGCTGAAACTAACTTTGATAAACGCAGTGAGAAGAGTTTATATCCCAGGGTGCAAACATGATTCAGCAACTGTTCTTCAAGGCTCTCAAGGAATAAAAAAATCTTCATTCTGGCAAACATTATTTGGCCCTTTCTTTTCAGATGCCCTAGGTGATATTTCTTCAAAAGATGATCTTCTTGTACTGCACCGTTCATGGGGAATGGAATGGTCTGAAATTGATGGAGTTACAAGTCGTAAACACGCAGGGGTAATCAAAGCATTTTTATCTAGATCAACTGATCTTCTTAGAGTTCCTTATGGTAAAGCAGTTGAAGAATGGCCAAGGCGTGGCATCATCGTTGGAAGTAGTAATCGTGATTCTGGTTTACTTATTGACGATACAGGAAACAGGCGTTTTCATATCATTCCCTGCACAATAAAATCAATCGATCTTGATTCTTTACAACTTGAACGTGATGCAATCTGGTCTGCTGCTGTTCATGCATTCAAAAATAATGAATCACATTATCTTTCCTACGAACAGGAAAACCAGATTGAAAAAGAAAATCTAGGATACATGGTTGATTCGCCTTGGCTTTCTGTCATAACTAATTACCTAAACGACCCAGCCAATGCTCTTAAAGATATAACAATTGAACTTTTACTTGCCGAAGCAATAGAAAAACCTATAGAAAGACAAACAAAATCTGACACAATGACTGTCTCATCGATTCTCAAATCCTTACATTATGAACGTAAAAGAAAACGAGTGGCGGGAACACCGAAATGGGTGTGGTTCTCACCTGTTCTCACCTCTGTTCTCACTACTGGGAACGGCTAAAACCTCTGCTATCACTATATTATATATATATGTTCTCTATGTTCTCTATGTTTTATATATAAATATAATAATAGGTAATATAGGGGGAAATATAGGGTTAGGTAAGTTTGTAGCATTTCTGGGAACACTTGGGAACGTGGGAACATCTCGCAGTCTCAAATGAGTCTCAAATTACATAAATATTCATATTCTCGCTTTTCCGTGTAACATCTAAGTAATGGCTAAAAAAGGTACAAAAATAGAAACTGTTATCAGGTCACGCAAACTTGGCGAGATCATCGCTAGAGGTGGCCGTAGATCTGATTGTCTTCGTTATGCCTCAGAAAAGTGGGGGGTTGGTGCAAGAACCGTTGATAAGTATTTAGAGATAGCTAGAGCTGAAATGAAAGCTGATTGGGACTTGGAAAGGCCAGAAATGGTAGCAAATCTTTTGTCGCAAGCTGCAACGCTTCAAATGGAAGCAAGAGAAAAAGGTCATTTGCACATTGCTCTTGGTGCAATCAATACAGCAGCTAGGCTTGCACAGATCATTTCGTGAGCATTTTAGATACAGTTCAACCTGGAAAAGTTTTATATCAAGTTGGTGCATTTGATCTTCCTACAACGCAACAAACGATTGATAGAATTTATCAGGATTTACTACCTCATCAAGAAAAATTTTGTGCAGATACGCAACATAGAAAACTAGCTTTGGTCTGTGGCTTTGGTGCTGGTAAAACTTATGCCCTATGTTCAAAGGCTGTGATGCTTGCCTGTCTTAATATCGGTCATGTATCTGCTGTTTTTCAACCAACAGCAGCGATGCTAAGAGACATTTTAATTCGTACATTTAATGAATTATTAGATCAATGGCAAATACCTTACACGTTCAGAGCATCACCGCTTCCTGAGTATCAACTCTCTTGGGAAGAAGGAACACATACGATTTTGCTAAGAACAATGCTGACATATCAAAGATTGCGAGGCCAGAACTTGTGTGCAGTGGGATTTGATGAGGCAGATACTATCCCAAAACGAGATGCGGAGAGTGCAATGAATATGGCATTAGCAAGACTTAGGTCAGGCAATGTTCAACAGTTCTATGCAACAACAACTCCCGAAGGTCATGGCTGGGCATTTGAAACTTTTGAAAAAAATAAAAAGTCAGATACAGGATTGATCCAAGCAAAAACAGCAGATAATCCATATCTTCCAGATACATTTATTCCGTCTTTGTATGAAAATTATCCACCGCAGCTGATCAAAGCTTATCTGCTAGGACAATGGGTCAACCTCACAAGCGGACAGGTTTATAACAGGTTCTCCAGGGAACATCATGTCATTAATAAAATACCGTTTGATACCAAAATGGAAACTTTGCTTTGTGGGATAGATTTCAACGTGATGAACTGCAACTGCGTCATTGGTGTGAGAGACGGTGACAGGCTGGTGATTATTGATGAAATATCAAAACAAAAAGATACAGACGCGTTGGCACAAGAGTTACTTAGACGTTATCCTTCAAACAGAATATTAGTTTACCCTGACGCAAGTGGTTCAGCACGTTCAACAATTAACGCATCAAAAACAGATCTCGCAATACTCCAGAGTTACGGCTTCGGTTCAATGGCTCTCAAGAGCAACCCCTTTATCAAAGATCGAGTTGCAACCGTCAATGCGTTACTA